TCGGCTCCTCCTCCTCGATTAGCGGCGGCTCGACGGTGACAGGCTGCGACCGCGCATCAGCCGCCGCCTGTAGCATGCGGTCCGACAGAAACCACCATCCTGGTTTCGCCTCGTCGTCTGGCGCGCCGGCGAGCGTGAACAGCGCCACGCACGCAAGGTCGGCCGGGTTCGCAGCCCGGGTGGACATGGCATACGCCCGTAGTGCCGACCATCGAATCGGGTCGGCTCCGTCGCCGTAGTCACCGCAGTCGTTCGTCTCCAGATTCCAGATTGGCCCCAGGTGCGGGTACCGTCGGCGCAGCACGCGCCAGCGTCCGCCCCACGACGGATCGTCAACGGCCTTACTGGCGTAGTAGCAGTGGTCGGCCAGGAAGTCGGCGTTCTTGGCGGTGTAGCAGCCGAACGAATCCATCACGTCGAGCCAGAGCGCCGTAGCGTTGTCGTCGCCCTGGTCGTGCGGGGCCGGCGCGATCTTGACGTGCGGGTACTCCGCTATGATCTTTGACCGCTCGGCCAGATACCACCGCGAGTAGTCTCTGGCGGCTCGCCGGTTCTCAGCGTCGCCCGGCCACGGCGCGGCCCATTCAAGCCGAGGCTCATTTCCGAGAACCAGTCTATGCCGCGCGCCGGCCGCCGCCAGCCAGACCAGACACTCCCGCAACGACCGCTCGCTCGGCCACGAACGGTAGTCGAGGATGTCGCTCGGCCAGGGCTGGTTCTGCGGGCCGGTCCGTGGCCGCACCACGATCTCACAGGTCGGGTACGTGGACACGAACCGAGCCAACTCGTCAACGTCGATGAAACTGGTGACGACAGCGACCTCGGGCTTGATGATCGCGAGCTGCTTCCAGACGCTTTCAGTCCATGCCCTATCGGTGTACGCCAGGTTGACGCCGATGAGTGGCATCGGACTAGTCCGGACCCTGGTAGCGAGTGCAGGTCACGGTCACGTCTTCTGGGTTGATGCTAACGCCTCGGTAATACTTGAAGTGCCCAACGGTGGATGTCCGGCCATCAGCGATGCAGTTCCGCATCTGCCAGGGGTTGCCCTGGGCCTCGCCGTTGCCAGCCGGCGAGAGGTTCGTGTAGTCATAGGTGAAGCAGCCGGCGGTGTGCTTGACGTGCACGACGATCCCGTCCGTGCGGCCCTTCGTCAGGTCTTCGTGCCAGGTGTAGGTGCCACACTCCTGGCTTGCGCCGGCTGCGCTTTGCGCCCACGCGGGGGCGGGGAACAGCAGCACGGCTGCGACTGCGGCGGTTGCGATGAGTCGCTTCATGGGTCTGTCCTCCTAGACGATGTGCTGTCGTTGGCCGACGCGCGCGGCCTCGCGGAGCAGGGCCACCACCGAAATCGTCGCAGGGGGCTGCACGCCTTTAGGCGGCAGGGGAATGCGACAGCACCGCAGTGCGTCAACATCCCCACCCTCTGCCTCCTCCTTTCCTACTGTTTCTGTCCGCTCGTATGGTACAATTGCACTATGCAGCGCACAATTCGCCTCCGACTCCAGCCCTCGACCGCCCAGTCTGCCGCGCTTGCGGAGACTGGGCGGCAGTTCACGTCGGCCTTCAACATGGCGGCGCAGTTGGGCTGGGATGCCGAGATCGGCAACGCGACGAAGCTGCATTACCTCGTCTACTACCCTGTCAAGGAGGCGCATCCGACACTTGTGTCGGACCTCATCAATCAGGCCCGCGTCAAAGCTGCCGAAGCCGTCAGATCGGCGCTCGCGTTGAAGCGGAACGGCCGGCGCTTCGGACAACCGCGCTCGACTGCCTGCCCGCCGCGCCTGAACAAGAACACCTACCGCCTGGACTGGGAGTCCGAGACGGTTCGCCTCTCGACAACCAGTGGCCGACAGACGATCCGCTTCGCCGTACCCGAGTACGCCCGGAAGTACGTCGGCGGGTCGCCTGACTCTGCTGACCTGATCTGTAGGGAGGGCGTGTGGTGGCTGCACGCAGTCGTGACCGTCCCGACGCCAGAGATCGTCCCGACTGCTGACGTGATCGGGGTTGACCTCGGACTCGTGCAGCCGGCCGTCACCAGCAACGGGCGATTTCTCGGGAAGAAGGCGTGGCGAAACCTCGAAGCCCGCCGCTTCAAGCAGCGCCGCGCTCTGCAAGCGAAGGGCACCAAGTCGGCCAAGCATCGGCTGAAGATGACCAGACGGGCGCAGTCTCGGTTCCGTCGCGACTGCGATCACGTCCTGTCGAAGCGCATCGTTCAGGCTGCGCCGCCGGGCGGCACGATTGCCCTGGAGAACCTGACCAACATCCGCAAGCGCATCGTCGTGCGGCACGGCCAACAGGCCCGCCGCGTTCACGGCTGGTCGTTTGACCAGATTCGCTCGTTCGTCGAGTACAAGGCAGAGGAGCGCGGCTGTACGGTGGTTTCGGTTGATCCGAGACATACCTCGCAGACATGCCCGAGTTGTGGATACACGGCTCGGAACAACCGCCGTTCTCGTGCGTGGTTCATCTGTCGGAAGTGCGGCTATCAGCTTCATGCCGACCTCGTGGGCGCTCGCAATGTTGCTGCCAAGTACCGTGCCCTCCCTAGCAAGACCGGGGAGGGCGGGGTGCCCGTCATGCACCCTATCGTGGGGACCGTTGATGCCGGGGGTCGAAGCCCGGCGGAGGTTACTCACAAGCTGCCTGCTTTAGCTGGCAGTTCATGACCGGCCCGTCAGAGTCGCCGGCAGCCGCGTGTTCAAGCCGTCCCGAGACGACGAGGTGCCGCAAATACTCGAGGTGATTCAGGTTTAGGATGGCCGGCGGCAGAATCGGCATCATGCCCAAATCGGGGTCGTAGCGACGCTCCTTTCTGCTCATGCTGCCAGCCCCTCCTTCGGATGATGGCTCACCATGTGGCAACGCTCGCATCTCAGGTACACCTGCCCCCTGGACACGGGCGCGAGGATCTCGTGAAGCTGCTCACTTAGGCACCGTTTACAGGGCAGCGGCCCGCGTTCGCCCACCTTGCCGCTGCCGCTCACGAGGGGGGCACCAGTGCACGGGCCGCCGACCGCGTGACGGGGCCGTACTGAGGCAAGGTTGCCTCCATCCACATTTCGATCCTCGTCAGGCGCATCTGCACGTCCTGGAGCGCGGTCACACACTCCAGCAGGCGGTCGGTCGCCGCGATGCTCGCGAGCAGGTGCGCTTCGGCCAGGGTCAGCGTTTCCCCCTCCCCAGATAGCCGATGCGCCCAGTTCTTGATGGTGCGATTTTCAGTCGTCACGGCTAACTTTTTCTTCCGAACACTCCAGCCCTAAGCGGAGGCAGCCACGCGGACGCCGTCCCGGTGAGCGTGACGGCATGCCCGTGGTCGACGGTCTGCGCGTTGAACGACCCAGCACCACCACCAGCAGCAGCCAAAGCGTACCGTCCGGTATAGGGGCTTACCTCGGCGCTGTCGAGCCCGGCGGCAGCGGTGATTCCCGACGACGGCGTCCAGTTCGCGCCGTAGTTAGTGGCCTGGGTGAAGGTCTGCCCGAACGTTGTTCCGGCACCGACCAGCAGCCGCCCGTCAGCCGCCGTGTAGCGCGCCCAGGCAGCACCGGCCGCTGTCAGTTCGGCCAGCGTCTCAAACCAGGCAACCAGACCGGACGGGATCGCCGCGTTGGCGTCGAGCTTGGCAGCGGTGACCGCGCCGTTTGCAATCTTCGCGGTGGTAACGTTCAGGTCCGCGATCTTCGCGGTCGTGACGTTCAGGTTTGCGATCTTCACATCGGTGATGGTGCCGTCCACGATGTTCACAGCGTGGACGGCTGCCGCCGCGATCTTCACATCGGTGACAGCACCGTTAGCGATCTTCGCGGTGGTAACGTTCAGGTCTGCAATCTTCGCGGTCGTGACGTTCAGGTCTGCGATCTTCGCGGTCGTGACGTTCGAGTCTGCGATGGTCGCGGTCCCGACCAGCCCGAACGCCGCCGTGGTAGTCGTGGCGGCCGTCAGCACCTGATTGGGCGAGGCGGCGTCCGGCAGCAGCCCCCGCAGATGCAGGCCGTTTCCGCGCACATAGGTGTTCCACAATGTCGCGGTGACGTAATCGCCGGTCGCAACAATCGGTGGGCTTGAAAATGCCACGGATCAGCCTCCGATTCCGTGCGCGGCGTTCTCGCGGCGCAGGTCAGCGGCCGTCTCGCCCGGCAGCCGATGGCGGGTGCCAGGATCGGGCCGCGCCAGCAACGCCGCCTCGATCTCGGTCCGGTCGTCAGGGATCACCAGCGGCCGGCAGCGGCCCCCGAGCGCACGATTGCCGCACGAGACGCAATAGAAGGCCGGCGCGTCGAGCCAGACGTACTCGGCGCCGCCGCAGTCAGGGCAGAGCGCCACCCAGCGAGCGACGCCGTCGAGGACGTTGACCTCAGCCTCTGCCGGCGCGGCGGCGCCGGCGACTTCGGCCGGCAGAGCGACGCCGCGCGCTGCCAGGAACGCGCTATGATCAACTCCGTGTTTCGCGCGGCCGTCTACGATCAATAGATCGCCCTCCTAGCGAGCGCGAGCGCCAGTCTGATAACTAACTTCAGCGCTCCCGTCGTCTGCGCGGCAGTCGGGGCAGCCATGCCCAGATAGGCGCGCAGCTGCGTCACGGCGGCTGACAACTGCGTGGCGTAGTTCTCAGGCGCCTCTGACCCGTAGTCGGGCACGGCCGGCGGTGGCGGCGGTACGTGCGCCGCCAGGACCGCAGCCGCACCGGCCGGCAGGTCTTCAATTGCTCCCAGGGCATCGTAGGTGTGGACGTTGATGCCGTCGTCGTCGTCGTAGGTGCCGAGCGCGCGGAACGAGACGCCGCCAGCGGTCAGTTCCTGGGCCAGTTGTCGCAGTGCGGGGCGCGTGACTGTCAGCATGGTCCTACCTCCGTATCTCCGTGACGATCATGGTTGCCCCGATGTCGTACATCGTCAGAGTGCTGCTGACTCCTGCGAGCCAACGCATAGTAACCGTGTGCGCCGCCGCCGACAGCCCCGTCACCAGGACGCTGGCCGCGATCGAGACTAGCGCATTCCCAGTCGCGTGTCCGCTGACGTAGAAGTGCGGGCCGGACCTGACGCCGTCCACGAACACAGCCACCGCGTTGATGCTGCCGCCTACGGTGGACTGGAGTATCCCGGTAAACTCGACCGTGCACTTTGCCGACGCCAGAGTCGTCAGCACGACGCTCAGGTCGGGTATCGCCACATAGGTGGTGCTGGTCGTGCTCGGATTGGCGGTCACGACGCTCGCATACCCGACCTGCGTCACGGCGTTGGCGGCGATATCCCCCGTCGCCACCTGGCCAAAGGCCGACGCGCCCGCCCCGGTCCCCCGCAACACCTGATTGGCGGCAGCCGTGGATGCGCCGCTCCCCAGCTTGGCCGCGAGGGCTGTGATGTCTGTTTCCTCGTCGAGGTGCGTCTGACGGTGCCCGATGCTGCCCTGCGTCACGAACGTCTCGGACACCGAGATCGTCGGGTAGCTCGGTGTGCTGGTTGGGAATGTGCCGCCGGGCATAACGTCTCCTCTCTAACTGGTGAAGCTGTGGGTCGTGCCGAACTGCGCGCCCGGCGATGCGTTCCCGAACTGGGCCGGCAGGCCGCCGCCGCCGCCGCCCGTCCCTGGATCGACCAGGCCGGCGATTGACGACACGACCTCAGTCCCGAGCGTCAGCGTGTGCAGTCCGCCGGTCGTGATACTGTGGCTGATCGTTTCGACGTGGACGTCCAGCGTCTCGACGGCCTGCTGGTTGACGATCGTGAGCCGATCCGATACCGCGATCTTGTGGATCGCCTGGAGGTGGACCGCGTCGGCGTTGACCATCGTGAGTTGGAGCTGTTGCCGTGGTGCCTGGCGCTGGGTCGCCCAGTCGTTGACGAGGAGTTGCGCCGTGTCGATGCTCACGCTCTCCCAGAGACCGAGCTCGTAGGTCTTCGGATTGCCGCCGGTATACCGGGCCTGCGCGGCAGACGTGTCAACGGTGCTTTTCACGGTCGTTGAGTACCGCGTGACGACCGGGATCGCCCGTACCTGGATGCCGTTTGACTCGCTCCCAGTTGGCCCCTCGACGCTCGCGCCGGACCCGGATGCCGTCAGTCGCAGCCGTGCGGCCTGCCCGGTCGTCTGGCTCAGGACGGCCGACGCCAGACTGCCGGCCAACACCGTGTAGTCGGTCGAGATGACCGGCGTCGCCGCTGACTTGAACGGGTCGCTGGCCGAGATGTAGAAATCCCGGACCTCGCTCGCCGCCAGGGTGAACGGCGTGCCAGACTGCCAAATCTGGCCAAGCGCCCCGTCCGATCTGGCGATCACCGTAGCGGTCGCCTCGGTCACCACCTCGTCAGGGTTGGCCGAGATGCTGGCGTCGGTGTACGCCAAAGAGTTCAGTCCACCGCCGCCGACGTAGACCTGTACTGAATCAACGCCGGTTGCGGGGTCGTCCACGTTCACGTCTTTGCCGACAGCGGTGTCCCAGACCGTGAACTGCGGCGTGATGCTCCTAGGAGTCGTGGTCCGGTAGGCCCGGTTCTCGAAATGCAGGACGCCGTCGCCGTCCTCATAGAGCGCGGCCCCCGCCCCCTCTGAGCGCAGCAGTTGTAGCGCAGCGTCGAACGCCGAGGCGTTGTTGAGCCACCAGTAGCGCAAGGCGGTCTGTCCGGTGGATATTGCGCGCTTGCCGACCGGCCAGCCGGCCGCATCGAGGATAACGGTTAGCGCGGCGCTGGTGGTGATCGTCTCATACAGTACGGTCGTGATCGCTGCGGCATTCCGCAACAGCGTCAACTGCCCGAGCGCCGAGAGCGAGGCGACACGGTGTCCGATCGCCAGGTCGTGATCGACAGTATTAAGCCGGCCGCTGAACAGCCCGACGGTGGCGGTGCCGCTGACCAGCGTCGCGGAGTCGTCCACGAACACGTCTGCCGCATCAACCAGCACGGAGGTATCGCCGTAGGTGGAGGTGATGTTGAAGGCCGGGCCTCGGCCGACGAACTGCCCGAGCACGCCGCCGGGCGAGTAGGTTCGGTTCTCGTTCAGCAGGTCGCAGGAGGCGGCCGGCACAGCGGGCGGGCTGAAGGCGCGCGGCTGGTCGCGGCCGGTCTGGACCGCGATGCCGGGACTTCCGAGGACGGAGCCGATCACCGCGTCGAACGCTTCTGTATTTGCGTCGGTGCCAGACCCCCACAGGACGTCGACTGCGTAGGTGGCAACCCGCGAGCCGGCCATCAGTCGCGGCCCCGCCGTGCGGCCAACTGCTTGCCAGTGATGTATATTTTCTCGGCGGTACGCCCGTCCACCTGGATATTGAGTACCAGCGTGTCCGTCGACCCGCCGTCGCCGTTGTCGAGCATGCTCAGACGATGATTATTGGTGACGTAGCCGCTCGCGCCGGCCGTGAACAGTTCAGGCCCCCGCTCACCAATCAAGTACGTCTCTCCTATATCGACGCTGCCGCCAGTTGCTCTGCCCTTCAAGCGGCTTTCCAGCGACCCGCCGAACTTGCCATTCGGGAGGTCGTTGAGCGTACCGATGTATTTTGCGACCGATGATTCTGCCTTCTTGGCCGCGCTCGCCACGTCGCCAAACTGTCTCACCACGCCGCTCATATTCGGAGTCGGCATATTGCTAATAGCGCCCTTGTACGCCTCTATCGGTTCCACTGTGCCCTCGGCGGATCGAGAAACGCTGTTGAACTGCTGCACAACCTTCCCGCTGGAGTCGGTCACGATGGTGACTATCTCGCCGTTCTTCTCGCGGTAGACTTCGGTGACGCCGCCCATCGTGTTGCCGGCCGAACTGATGAGTTTGGTCCCGAGACCATCGGTCACGATGCCGACTTGCGCGGCTGCCGTTGTGAAGTCAGACAGCACCTTGCCGTTCTGGTCGGTGACGATGGTCACGATGTCGCCGTTCATTTCCTTGTAGCGTTCGACCGTAACCCCCGCCATGTTGGTGGTGTCGTCGATCAGCTTCGCGCCGGTTGCCGCGTTGTTTGCCACGACTTGGGTATTCTGCTCGGTCGTCTGCGCGACCACATCTGACGCCAACTGGGTGTACTGGTCGGTGACGTTTCCAGCGAGGTCAGTGACGGTCGTGATGTAATTGCCGGCCGTGTCCTGCACGGTGGTCATGATCCCCGTGCCGAGATCGGTGGTGCTGGTCATCACACCAGCCGCCAGGTCGCCCATCGTCAGACTGACGCCGTTCGCCAGTGTCGCGTACTGACTGGTGACCTGGCCCTGCATGTCGGTGACGGTGGTGATGGTCGAGCCGGCCGAGTCGGTCATCGTGGTCATCAGGCCATCGCCGAGGTTCGTCACCGATGTCAGTGCCGCCTGCGCCATCGAGCCCCAGGCGTTGACGATCTGGCCGGCGGCATTCGTGACGGTCGCGCCGATAGCCCCGGTGGCGTCACTGTAAATCCGGGTCACGTTGTCCAGACTGTCAGTGGACACAGACACGAGCGCGGCGCCGGCCGTCAATCCACCCTGCGCTACCTGGCCGAAGCCAGTCTGCGCGTCCTCTCCGAGTTGCCCGAACCCGGCCCCGGTCTGCCCTGAGACGGTCAGCACGCCCAGCAGACCGTTGCCTACCTCCGCAATCTGGGCCACGGTCATCCACTCGGAGCCGCCGCGCATGGTCGTGCCGGTCGCGCCGACGTGGAACGCGCCGGTAGCCGCGTTGAAATCGTCGGCCATGAAATAATGCGCGCTGGTGTTGAAGCCGACCGGCGCCCCCGCGCCAATGGCTGCCGCGCCAGTCCGCTGCGCGACGCCCGCATCCCCAGTCCGCAGTTCGGTCACTCGTTGCGCCGAGCCGGGGTTGGCCTGCTGGATGAAGGCGTTTGCCATGTCGTCTACTTGGTCGGATTGCGTCATCCCCTGGCCCGGCGTCCACCCGAATTGGCCGGCCAGAGCTGCCGCCTCACGGGCGGTTGGCGGCCGTCCCACGTAGTCCGCGAAGATGCTGGCCGCGTAGGGGCCGCAGATCGCCGCCGCGCCGTCCATCCCGCTCGCCCATGCGGTCTGATCGACGTTTAGCGAGGCCGACACGTCCCCCATCCGGCCGTTCGGCCCGCCGGACACGCGGACGTTGCCGCGCTTCGCGTCGATGGACGAGCTATAGTGCCGGCCGTCCATGCTGCTGGCAGATGGCGCACCGTAGTAGCGAGACTCGGCCTCCTTCTGGCTCCCGTACTGCTGGATGAGGTCGGCCATGTATTTCGCGCCGGCCTCAATTGACGCGCTCGGGTCAGTCGGGTCGTGCGGATAGGCGGCGCGGGTCCCCGGCATGAACTGGGCGACGCCCTGTGCTCCGGTGCTGCTCAGCCGGGTGCCATTGATTACGTCGGGGTCATAGTCGCCCGACTCCTGGCGCATCTGCGCGGCAAATCGTTCAGGATCGGGGATACCGGCGCGCCTGGCAGCGGCGACCGCCTGGTCATCGAAGCTGCCCCGCTGACTGACGCCCCCGGCCGGCGCGAAACTGCCGCCGCCCCAACTCCCGAGCAGTCCTTTCGCGCCTTCGAGCGCCCTGCGGACCCCACCGATCACGGTATCAACGACGGCGGCCACCTTCTCGTTGAGCGCCGCCAGGAGCGCGTCCATAATGGCGGCGCCGAGTTGTCCAGCCAGCGTGCGCAGCGCCGTCGTGGCCGAAGTCCAGGCTTCCGACAGGCGCGTGAACAGCCCGGCAGTGGCCTCGACAATCGCAGCCCACGCGGCGCCGAGCGCGTCCTGAATGATCTTGAGCGCGGCGGCCCAAAGCTCTTGGGTAGCCACCCACCACGGCCCCACCACGGCGGTCACTGCGGCTGTGCCCGTCGTCCATGCGGTCGTGATGGCTGTCCACCCCGTTGTCGTGGTCGTCGTGAGCGCCGTCGTCTGCGTCGTCCACATGGTGCTGGCTGCGGTCCACCAAGCGGACAGCGTGGTGCTGATGAGCGCGGTGCCGGCCGCCCAGAGCGCCGGCAGCAGTCGCCACAGTTCCGCCATCAGCGCGACCAGCGCGAGGATGCGGTCCTGATTCTCCGTACTGAGCAGGTTCCATGCTGCCGTGGCCGTCTCGGCAACCATTGCCCACCCGGCATCCCACAGGCCGGTCACGGCGGCCATGCCAGCCGTGAACACTGCGACAGTGCCGTCCCATGCAGTCGTGACCGCCGCTACGATGGCGTCCCATGTCGCGACCATCGCCTGCCAGAGCAACACGGCTTGCTCGCCCAGCCACGTCAGCCAGACGCCGGCCTCCGTCATGGCGGTGCCGAGCCACGCTACAACCGCCGCCGTCTTCTCCTGTATGCCGCCCCAGTTGCCTATCCACGCAGCCGTCAGCACGCCGACGATGGCCGCAACCGCCACGATGGCAATGGTCAGCGGCCCGCCCAGAACCGCGACGAGGGCAGCGATGACGCCGCCGGCTGCCGTGATCGCTCCGGACATCGCTCCCCAAGCGGCGATTGCAGCCGTGATCCAGCCGGCTACCGTCGTGATGATGGTAAAGGTGGCCCAGGCCGCCGTGACCCCGGCCACGATCTCCAGGTGATCCGCCAAGAACCCCGTCACCGCCATGAAGGCCGGGACTAGTGTGCCGGTCGCGAAATCCGACGCGGCCATGATCGAGGGAAGGAAATCATCGCGGAAGACGATGGCGGCCTCGCCCACCGCGTTCGTGAACGGGCGGATCGACGCATCCGGCGCCCACTCGCCAGCCAACACTTGACGGACCGTCTCGATCACGTCGGGTATCTGCTCCAGCACGTCGATGGCCGCGTTGACGTGTTCGGTCGCAGCGTCGGCCATGTCCTTGAGCGCCGGCGTGAACATGCCGCCCAGGATGATCGCGCCCGTCTCAAGACTGCCCTTCAGTTTCTCCAGGGAGCCGGCCAGATTGTTCAGGCGCTCCTCGGCAACCTGCTGCGCCGTCACCTTGCCCATCGCCTCGGCCATCTTTTCAAATCCGGCAGCGCCGGCCCCGAGCAAAACGGCCCCGGCACGGATCGCGTCCGAGCCAAACATGATTTCCAGCGTCGAGAGTTGCGCCGCCTTCGTCATGCCGCCGAGTTTCTCCTTGAGAACCTCGGCAATCCCGGCCATGTCTTTCGCCTTGCCGCCAGCGTCGAAGAACGCATTAGACATCAGGCCGGTTGATAGCTCCATCGCATTGAACGCCTTGACATCGTCCTTTGACCACTTGGAGATATCGGCGCTCAGGCCAAGATGGGTCTTGATCGCCTGACTGAGTTCCTGGTAGCTCTTGCCGGTCGGGGTGAGGCCGCGCGCCACGAGATTCTGATAGCCGGCCTCGTTGTCAGTGGTCGTGATGCCCAACTCGCGGAATAGGTCTATCTGCTTATTGGTCGATGGCTGCAAGTTGAGCAGCATCGTCTTGAGGCTGGTACCCGCGCTGCTGCCCTTGATGCCGGCGTTGCCCATCACTGCGATAGCCTGCGAGAGCGACTCGAAGCTGATGCCGACCGTCGCGGCCACAGCGCCGGCTTCCGCCAGCGAGAACTTGTAGTCGTTGACCCCGATGGCTGAGGCGTTGGCAGCGCCGGCAATCACGTCCGCGACGTGCGCCATGTCCGCGCCCTTGAGGCCGAAGACGTTCATGGCGTTGCTGGCGATCTCGGCCGCGTCGCCCACGCTGACCGCACCGGCCGCCGCCAGGTCGAGCGAGGCGCGGGCCGCCCCGCCCATCACGTCACCGATAGAAACGCCGGCCTTGACCAGTTCTTCGATGCCGACCGCCGCCTCCTGAGCGCTGAAAGAGGTGTCTTTGCCCAGTTGAAGCGCGTACTGCGAGAGGCTCGCCAATTCACTTTGAGAAGCGCCGCTGACGGCCGAGACGGCCGACATCTGCTTCTCAAAGTCCATCGCAGACTTCGCGGCCCCGACCATGCCGGCCCCGAGCGCGGCAACCCCCGCGATGGCCGCGCCGCCGAACGCTGACGCGAGAGTGCCGCCCAGGCCGCTGACGGTCTGATTGGTCCGCGCGGCTCCAGCCTGGACGGCCGAGTCATCGTAGTCCAGCCTGACGCTGAGCGCGCTGATTTCTGGAATTTTACCGCCCCCCATTCACTTGGAGTAGCTGTAAATGCTGCGTGCGGACCCATCCGGGTGCGGCGCGGGCTACACTAATACAAGTTGCACTTGGGAGGGTGTTATGCGACGAGGCATCGCGGCGGTATTGATCGGCCTTATGATCGGACTGGGAATGCCATCCACGACGATGGCGCAACAGATGCCGCAGCCGTGTGCGGGTGGAGAAATCGACTCTCGCTCGATGTACGGCGTGTATCTCGCTGACGAGTATCGGCTGCGCCTCGACATCGCCCCGTGTGGCGGCGTGACCGTACTCTGGGCAAGCCCGTCCGGTACTCACCGCGCCATCTACAGCGGCAACGAGGCGACGCCAGGCGGCGGCTTCATCGCCCGCGTAATCTTCCCCGACCCGATTGCACGCTCGCTCGACAATCGGAACGTCATCTGGGTCAAGCCCGCTGAGGCCGGCTGGATTCAGGTCGTCACCATGAGCCCATTCGGGGACGACCTCAGGGTGTACCGTCTGCGCAAGATCTAGCCATCGGGTATAATTGACGCACGAAGTCCCCGCGCTGTTACTAGCAGCCGGGGACGTGAGACACCGAAGACGCTTAGGGAGACTTCGATGCCTAAGGGTGTTTATACTCGCCCGTTGCCGCCAGCGCCGACCGCGAATGCTGACGGTTCCGCCAGCGTCCCCCTGTGCGCCAAAGATGGCAGCATCCGCGCCTATGCCGCTATTGACATCGACGATGCCGCATGGGCAAGTCAGTGGCGCTGGTTCCTGAACATTCATGGCTACGCGGCCCGCCATGATTGGGATGGCACGACCAAGACAGACCGCACCGTCATGCTTCACCGCGAGTTGCTCGGCCTTGCTTACGGCGATAGGCGGCGCGGGGATCACATCAACCGCGATCGGCTGAACAATCGACGCTCGAATCTGCGGCTTGCTACGCACGCCGAGAACATGCAGAACAAGAACGCCTATCGCGGAGGCACATCCCATTACCGGGGAGTCTGCTGGAACGAGCACACGCGGAAGTGGCAAGCGAGTCTCCGCGTCAACGGCAAAAGCATCAATCTCGGCGGGTTCGCGGATGAATTGGAAGCAGCGGAAGCAGCCCGGTCGGCACGCGCTCGGTTGATGCCGCACGCCATCGATTGAACGACTAGCGCCGCCGGCTGCCCCCGCCGCTTTTTCTGCTCTGCTCACGCGCTCGCTCATTTTCCACCCCGATTTCGGCGTTTCTCACGCACCGAATGAAGATGCGCCAACAGGCCCATTCACTGCTGGAGTCGGGGAAACCAGCGAGTGTCCAGGGAGGGACACCGGCCCACTTTGCATCGGATAAGAGGGAGTAATAGTCGGGGGTTTGGTCTGCGGCGAGCCGCCCTCCAGACTTGAGCCAAGTCTGGAGGGCCTTCGTCGGTCCGATGAGTTGATGTCGCGAAACAGCGCCCCCAGGATGGCGGCCGGCAGTCCCGGCGGCAGATCGACCAGCGTGTCAAACGTGATCGGCACCGACGCGCCGCCAGCCGTCACGTCCCAGCCGCGTTCGTCCTCTGGCACGTCCGGCCCAGATGGCAGCAGCGTGCGGAGCAGTTCGTCAATGATCGCCTCAACGTCAGGGAAGCGCGTAACCCCGTCGAGGGTCAGCACGCCGACCATGACGCGCTTCATCGCGATCAGCGCGCGGTTATTCAGGTCGGCGCGGTAGCGGACGAGGATGTCGCTCCCCTGCCAGGGGACGTCGCACTCGCCGTAGCCGCGCTCCACGGCCTGTAGATCGTATGGCACGAAAGCCTCCCCCTATCCCTTGTTCTGTTTTGCGCGTCGTAGTACAATTGGTGTATGGAAACGAAGACCTGCGTGCGATGCCAGCGAGACGTGCCCGCAGCCGAATACCCCTGGCACAACGGCCGCGTTCACGGCTCGCGGTGTAAGCCCTGCCTCGCGGAGCTTCGCCGTATTGAGCGAGCGAGCGCGCCGCCGAAGCCGCCCCGCCCGCTTGACCGTGACCGCATCGAGAAGACATGCAAGCGGTGCGAAGTGACGAAGCCCGTAGCCGAGTTCGTCTGGATTGGCGACTCTTGGTCGGCCCTCTGTCGCCCCTGCGTGTCGGATACTCGGGCCGAAAGGTGGCGCAGAGATATCGAAGCGTCGCGGGCGAAGGATCGCGAGATGTACCGCCGAGCTGCCGAGCATCGCCGGGCGTTGCGCAACGAGCGGTACGCTACTGACCCCGAGTTGCGTGCGCGATATGCCGTGCAGAAACGTAAACGGTGGTGGAGACTGCGCGATCAGTTGATGGCGCAGAATCGCGCGTGGCAGCTTGCCAACCGCGAGCGCCACTTGGCGAACATGAAGCGTTGGCACGAAGCTAACCGCGACTATGTGCGGGCTACGATGCAGACCTACCGTGCGGCCAACCGCGACCACATGAACGCCCTCGGACGGCAGCGGTATGTGGCCAAGAGCGACCATATCAACCAAGTCATTCGTGCGTGGCGGGTACGGAATCCTGACCGCGTGTCCGAATACGGGGCGCGCCGCAGGGCCGCTACCGCCGGGGTACTGGTGGCCGTCGTCAACCGACGCGCAGTCATTGAACGCGACCGGGGCATCTGCTACCTGTGCGGAGGAAAGCCGACCGGCTGGCACTTGACGCTCGATCATGTCGTGCCGCTGGCGGACGGCGGAGAGCATAGCGAAGCCAATCTCAAGGTTTCCTGCCGTTCCTGCAATTCGAGGAAGAACAAGTTGCCCCTTGCGACCGTGCTGCATCGCTTCAATCTTCCAGCCGTCCAAGCGCATCTCATCTAATCCGTAGTAGTTACAAAGATGCGACGGAATTACGTAGGAAGATACGAGTCCAGGCCGACCCGGCAGCGTCGTATACGATGCGCCCGCCGAACGGCAGCGAGGATGCGCCGTCCACGTCGCCGGCTGACGGCGCGCTGTTGATCGCCATTGCGGAGTCAATCCGCAGTTCGTACGCCTGCGACGCCTCGATGCTGTTGGCCGACTTCATGGCGCGGATGCGCGGGAACTTGGTAGTACCCGCCCGCATGTCGGCGACGAGCGCGCGGCTCACCGTGTCGTTGCCAAGCTCCAGCGACAGGCTGGTGTCCGGCCGCTGCAACACGCTTTCCTTGTAGGACGCGAGCGCGCTATTCAGCACCCACAGCGGCGAGTAGATGCCGCCGACCGACCACTCGGCCGAAAAATCGCTCGTCAGCTTGGTCGTGCCCAGGCCGGCCCACGTGTTATCCAGAAATACATCGACTTCCGAAGCGAGAATAGGGATCAGCGGTATATCGGTCGGCGCTCCTGGCGTGGTGGTGGTAACGGCCACGGCCGGCGTGGAGCCGCCGGTCAGGAGCGCGCCTGATGCGGTCATGGCGGCCACGTTGGTGTTCGCCAGCCCCGCGACGAACGTCACCACGTACGGCGTGCCAGGGCCAGGGCCGCCGGTCACGGTGGCGTTACTCGCGCCGATGGTGCTCAGCGCTTGCAGCGCGGTTTGCACCGCGCCGGCCGCCGCGTCGTACGCGATGTTGGCTGTGGTCTGCCCGCCGAAGGTCAGCGTGAACGTGCCGCCGGTTGGCGTGCCCGTGATCGTGACCGTCTGCACTTCGTTGACGTCAATCGACGCGGTGTAGGACGGCGCGCTGCCGTAGCCCGAACCGCTCAACGTCTGCGAGCTGGTGCGTGAGAACCCGAGCATCAGGTCGGTCAGGGTGCAGCCGTTCGCCTCCTCAGCGGTGCCGGCCACGCCGTTGATCGTTGGCGTGCCCTTGCGGGCGCTGAACGTGGACTTCGCCAGCGCACTCGCGCCCGGCGTCCAGGTGTACTCACGCGCCAGCGTTGCGCCGCCGGGTGTCACGACCGTCGCGGGGCCGAACAGCATCGTGAACAGGTAGGCGAGCGCGTTGTAGTCCGGGTAACTGCCGCCGCCGATGTCGAAGGTCGACCAGTTCTGACGAATCGGCGTGCCAGTGGGGACCAACAGGCCCTGGGGGTGCACCTCATCAAATTCAGCCGCTTCCGAAATGTTGAAGCCGACACTAAGCAATCGTTTGTTGATAGCCGCTGGGGCGATGCCCTCGGTGACTTCGAGGGCAATGAGACTCGACTCCTGATCCACGGCGCGCACGGGCATCGCACGAACTCCCGCGCGTCACCCGGCACAAAAAGAAAAGGTGCCAGCTTTCGCGCTATGCGAAGCGGGCACCTCTACAGGTGGCGGCTTTATGGAAGTTCGAGCGGGGCTCTCTGGGAGCGCGGCCCGTGCCGTCAGTGTACCACATCAAACGGGTACAATAAGGATGGCCCGGAGATGTTTCAGCACCTCCGGGCCGAACACCACGATTCCGGACTAAGGGAAGATCGCGATGCCTGCTAAGCGTAGCACTTCAAGCGCTACCGTTCCTGCCATCTGCGCCAGTTGTGGCGTAACGTTCCCCTACCGCCGCCATCGGCTGAAGGAACGTCCGAACGCGCGGACCTACTGCTCGCGCATCTGTTGGAAGGCTAAGACGCCGCCGCCGCTCATCGTATTCAGCGAAGACGGCCTGACCGCGCTATTGCCACTCCTTGCCCAAGACGGAACCATCCAAATGCACGCCCTGATCGACGCTGCGGATGCAACATGGGCGGGGCAATGGACATGGCGACTGTCCGGCACCTATGCAGCTCGTAGCGAGCGTGTCAACGGAACAAAGATCGGGATTATCCTGCACCGCGAGCTGTTGGGCCTGGTCGCTGGTGACGGACTAGACGGCGATCACTTCAACCGCGACCGCCTCGATGACCGGCGCAGCAACCTGCGCGTCATCTCCCGCGCGGGCAATACTCAAAACAGACCTAGCGTCAAGGGATCGTCATCGGCCTACCGTGGCGTCTCTTGGTTCAAACGGCTCAAGAAGTGGAAGGCCGAAGTGCGGGCCGGCGACAAACTCCACTATCTCGGCTTGTTCATAGACGAACTCGAAGCCGCCGAAGCCGCCCGCGCTGCCCGAGCGCGTCTGCTGCCATATGCTACGGACTAGTTGTTAGACCCTCGCTCCGTCGTCCTGACCGACATGCGCTTGGTGTAGTGTGCGTCCTGCTGCTGGCGGTTGATGGCCTCACAACGGGAACAGCCGGCGCACCATTTTGGAGGTGCCGGGTCGATATTGGCGTAGCGTTCCAAAAGGCCCACGATGCCAACAAGGTGCCGTCGCAACTCGACAGCGAACTCCCGGTCCTCCGGCGTCATGACGGATGACTTTCCGTGCGATACAAAAGGACGCGGTGCAAGAATTGCACGCCCTGGTCGTCCTCGACCATGTCCGTGCTGCTGATGAGGCGGAATTTGACTACGGTCGCGCCGCTGGTGGTGCCGCCGTAGCCCTGCAACAGCGTGTCTACGCGGTCGCTGATTGCGCGCATCCCTCCCCAGCCCTGGCCGGCCGCCATCGTCGCCCAGACGGAGACGCGCAGCACCACGTTTTCCCAGACCCGCGTGCCGTTCGTCGTCATCAGCGGCGTGCTGGCCTGCACGCCGAGCGAGACGTACGGGAACTTCGGCTGCCCGGTCGCGGCCGGCAGGATCGGCTCCCGGCCAACGCGCCCGCCGATCAGCGACGACAACGTGCTGTCGCCGCTGAGGCGCGTATACATCAACTCACAAGCTCTGTCCGCCGCGATCATCGAACAATCTCCAGATTCACATAGCGCGCGCCCGCGTGCGTCGTGTACACGGTGACGCTTGCTAAGTCGCCATTGGAGCAGCAATGGCTTTCAAGATCGACAGGCAAGGCGGGATCAAGGTTCTTCAGTGCTGCGATCAGTTCGCCTACCGTCATGGCGGGCGGAGGTACGTACTCCGTCTCTACCTGTACGGGCGGAGGACGGAGCCATTCGGGGATTTCTGTATCCGTCATCGCCGCACCCGCGCCCTGGACTGGCGGCCAAGCGCCAACTGAGCCGGCAGCGAACGAACGGCCCCGAGCAGCCCGCCGCCGCCGCTGATGATCCCGCGCCATCCCTCGATGTAGCCGGCCCGCGCTGCCTCAACCGACGGCCAGAGGAACGGGCGCGCGCTCATGTTGCGGGTTCCGTATTCTATAAATCCAGAATGCGGGGCGTCAGCGACCACGCGCGACTCTTGCCCCGCCCCCTCGCGGTGGATCGAATCACGGAGCTGCCCCGTCCGCACGGGCGCGCGGAGCTTGGCATCGGCGGCAACCGCATCGGCCGTGGCCTGCACATGCGCCGCGCCGGCCGCCTTGATCTTGCCCGCCAGGCCGGGCAGGTTGTTGAAGCGGACCGTCACTGATACGCCGTTCGCCATCAGGTCAGCCTTTCGGGGACAGCACGAACTGTTGGTAGTCGAGCGTCAGCGTCAGCGCGGCATCGTCGTTCAGCCCGCCAGACTTGAGCGTGTCGTAGTACGTCACCATCAGGCCGGCCAGGTTCTTTGCGGCGGCGGCGGCCTGGTCGAACTCGGCCGCCGCGCGCAACGGCTGGATGTTTTCCATGCGGCTAGCCCCTATCTGGCAGGTGGGGGCGGAGTGGCGAGCGCCGGCGCATCGACGGGCATGGCTGCTGCTACCGCCTGCTCAGGCTCGGCCTTCGGCGCGGAGCGCGCAGCCTTGCGCCCCTCGGACTCCTTCTCAAACGCGGCCTTCGTCTTTGGGCCGTCGTACGGTTCCTTGTTTTCGTAGTACTCCCCCAAGCGGTAGCCGGCCTCGGCGTACGAAACCAGCTCGCCATCAGCCTTGCGGTGCAGCTTCTTGCGGTGGTAGTCGGCCGGGCTGACCGCCAAACTCTGCTCAACGCCGTTCAGGATCAGGGGCACCAATCGTTCGCTCACGGTCGTTCCTCCTATGCGCGGGTACAGATAATCGTCTTGACTAACTCGTCGGTGACGGGGTCGCCGCCCTCTGCGGGCTGGTAGGAGCCGGCAGCGTCTCCGGTCACGGTGAACGTGTCCGTCGCCAGCGTCAACGGCACGCCGCCAGGCCAACGCGACGCGACCATGCTCAGGACCACGTTGACCGTCGTCACCGCGCCCAGCCGTTCGGCCACCTCCCGCTCGCGCGGCGATAGTCCGCTCCGGTCAACGCGGCAGGGTATTCCGCTGGCATAAACGGTCGTGCCCTCGGTCCAGCCGCCGGCCCCGTCTGCCGTGCGGGCGATGCGAGAAATAGCCAGCCTGTCGGGCAGGGCGCGCTCGAATGCCCGGCGGGCTGCGGCGGCGCTGCCGGCGGTTAGGATGCCCACTAGATGCGCCCCGCCGTGTCCGTCTCGCCAGCGTCCGCGCGGCGCGCGTACTCGACGGATGCCCGCGCCACGCGCTCCACGTCGTCGTCAGAGAGCGGTGCGGCCTCCTGTGGTTCGTCTGCTTCCATTGGCGGGTCCGTCGCCTGACTGCGGCTGTGCACGGCGTTGGACCCGGCCGACGCGCCACCGACTAGCACGCCAGCAATAACCGACCCGGCAACCAACGGCATGGTCAAGACGACGCCGTTCGCAACCATGAACAGCAGCACGAAGGCGATGCCGAGCAGACACGCTCCGAGGAACGACACGATGGCCGGCAGCACCACCGCTGTCCTGATCCCGTTCACAAGAATATTCACGACGGCGGTCGCGCCCGCCACGTACAGCAGGATCGCCGCTGGAAGCCCGGCGTTATCCACCGTCTGGCCCCTCTTTCTTCCCCGAAGCCGCGTCCGCAATCGCCTGCGCCGCCCCGGGCGAAATCTCCTGCACGTCAACCGGAGCGTTCTCTTTCGATTCGACCGCTGCCGTGAGAGCCTCAATCGGGACTCTCAGTGACGTGTCCGGACTGGTGCGCTGCTGTGCCGTCTGCGCCGCCTGCGTCTCGGCAACAGCTAGTCTGACGGCCTCGGCTATCCGCGCTTCGACCTTATCAAGATCCGTCTGGCGGTCTTCGGCCTCCTTGAGTCCGGCCGCGTGCGCCTCTTTGCGGATCGACTCCGCAAACCTCTCGAAGCCGCTGTTGGTTGAGCAATGCAGCGCCTCAACCTGTGCGCCGTTTTTCGCGGCAACCTCGACAGCCTGAGACGACTTGATGAACGTCATCGCCTGCGCGGTCAGGGCGGCGACGCCAGTCATGCTGACGCCGATCAGGACGGACGCTTGATCGGGTAGCAGCCAGCCGATTGCCAAAACCGTCAGGACAGCCAGGAGCAGCGCGGTCACAACAATCACCAGATACACCGGCGTCAACGACAGTGGCGGCGCGACGATCATCGGAGGCAGCAACGGCGAGTTCGGCTCCGCCTTCGTGCCTGGCTCAGACATCTGGACGCTCCCGCTCTGCCGCGCGGCGCTTCAACTCGTCAAGCTCCGCGCGGTTGAGCGTGACCATGTCGCGGTTGCGCTGCGCGTGACGGTCCTCAGATATCGCCTTCTTCAGGTTTTCGCGCAGCCCCCCGTTCAGCATGTCCTCGTGGACCCGGTCGACTTTCGTCTCGACCACAGCCGCCGTCTCAGCAGCCCGATGCGCCTTCGATGCAGCCTCGTCCACCTTCATGCTTACGGTTTCGACCCTCAGAAATAGGAGCAGGCCCGCCAGAACCGTGGCGAACGACCCTAGAACCGTGGTCACGATTGCCCCTGCCCGCTCCGAGATGTCGCCCGCGAACAGTGTTGCCAGCGCCACAACGGCCAACAGAACCGCCAGCAACCCAATCGTGACTAAAACCGCTGTCCGTGTCGTCACGCTGTCAAAGCTCCTGAGGTGGTGCGCTGCTGGCGCGCCTAACATCTCGGCCTCTCGCGTACCTACATAGGTGTAGCGTCCGTCCATTCCACGGCTTGGCGCTGCCACCACGGTCGCCGGTTCCCAGCCGGCGGCCGTGGCTTCGATCTGCATCACATCCACTCGTCCGACCAGCCGTACGGGCTGCCTGCCACACCGCTACTCGTCACGTACGCCGTCCCGCCGCCGCCGAGCGCCGTTGCAACCTCGCTGTAGCGCAGTGCTGCCGCCTCGGTGCGTGCAAGCCTGATGCGGATGCCCTCAAGACGCTGGCTCCTGGCCTGATGCTCCGGGGGCTGTCACGTCTGCTCCTCCGCGCACCCGCCGGGAGGCAACAAAAAAGGCGCGGCCACCGTGTTACGGGTGGCCGCGCCTCAAATTCCTCGTGCGGCGAGAGCGTTATGACGCGCGCCCCTAGCGGGACGCTCTTGTGGCTAATCCTAGCACATCGCGTGATCGGTGGCGTCTACGGTATGCGCGGGGCTGATGGCGGCATCTTCAATTCGGGTATCAAACGCTCAATGGCCGCCGTCGGTTGTGTTCAGGGAGTGGGGATGGGCGGCAGTCCTCCGACGGGTATCAAGAGATCACAGGCCACCCCTCCCGTCTAGACGTAGGCGAGTTCCCGTTCAGGGACGGGCGCGGCCATCTGGGGGCTGATACCCACGCTTGCCGTGCCGCGCCCGTCATCCTCACAAGAGCAGCGGTGCCGCGCGAACGCGACGCCGTTCCTATCCGCATCTTCAACTACGGCAATCGCATGGCCCGCGCGCTTGTGCCACTCCCGCCATAGGTTCTTGACGAGCAGCTTCACCGCGTACCGCATGGCCGCATTGTGCCGTCTGGCCTGCGTCCATTCGGGGCGCTCGGCCTCGTAGTACGCCTTTTTCGTGTCGTAGGCCACGCGGTACGGTTCGTCGCCCCCGACCTTGACGATTGACTCTCCGATCTGATGGCAGATCACCCGCCCTTGCGGCGCGTAGGCCGTCCCCACGCCACCAGGCACGCATGCCGGGTGATGGTCGGTCTTGCAGTCGGGCTTACAGCCGAGCAGATGAGAGAATCGGCAGTCGGTGTGCGTCCACGACACGCCCTTCTCGCGCTTCGGGGCGTGCCCGTCCACGACGTGCAGGCCCAAGTACTTCCAGAGTTTCGAGACGGTCGGGAACCGCCCGATGTCGCCGGTCACGCCGAGCAGACGGCCGAAGCCCGGCAGGCCGATGCCGCGCTGCTCCTTGACCCACCCGGCCATGAAGTGTTGCTTGACCCGCATCGTGAGTTCGCGGTCGATGCCCTTCTCGATCTTCCGGTACAGCTCGACAGCGGCATAAGCCGCGTCAGTGTACCCGTCCATGCCGTCGCGCTCCATCGCGGCGACGCGGTTGCCGGCCGCGACGCGCTGTTGCTGCGCGTCCCACAACTGGCGGGCGTAGTGGGCGATCACGCCGTGCAGCACCGCAAGGTCGGCACTCTCCAGTTGGGTATCAGTGGCACGATGGCCGGCGCTCATGGGCTGCACTCCTTCGGGGGATAGGGTGGGCGGCATACAGATGCTGGATATCAGTGCGCTCTTCGGCCGCCCGGTGGTGTGTTCGGTTGGCGGGAGCCGGCACTCGTGGTCTGGGTATCAGCGGCGTGATGGCCGGCTCTTGTGTTCGGGGCGCGGTGCGCGGCAGCCCTCCTATGGGCATCAGGCCGGTATCGGCCGCGCACTCGGCGCTGTTCAGGAGATCGGAACGGCGGCACGTGCCCAGCGGGTATCAGTACGAAGTCGGCCGCCGTCCGTCAGTGTTCATGCGTGGGGCGCGGACATGCCACTGCCGGGTATCATGCGCCACGTGGCCCGCGCCCCACGCGATCAGGTAAAGGCGTTGGCTGGCGGCTTCGACTCGTCGTAGAGCCGAATCAGCGCAGCGTCATCGAACTTCTGCCCGACCGTCTCATCTCTCCCCAATGCCGCCTCGATGGCCCGGAAATACCTGGCGTTGTGTTCGCTGGCAACCGCGTCGTTGCGGTACTGGTCAAACATGCGGCGGCACTGGGATTTGTCCATGAAGCGCAACGTGACCCACTCGCCGCCGATGCGGTACATGCCATCGAGCAGCGAGCGGTCCCTGATCCGCTCAACCGCGACCACGCGCGGCGACGGTTCCATGATCGGTGTCGGATGCCCCTCCGGCGTCGGCAGCAACAACTCTCGGAACGAGACGCCCAGGTTGGCCGGGCGCGCGGTCTTGTTGTGATCCTGCCAGATGGAGCCGACAGTCGCGGATGCCCCCAGCATTCGCGCCAGGTCCGCGAGTTTGCCCTGACGCTCCAGGTCGCTAAAGACACGCTCGGAAGCATCCTTCGGCTGCATCCCGCTGTTGATGTGTTCCTGCACTAGTGTCGTGATGTTCTTGCGCGTGACCTCTATCGGAGCGGCCTGCTTGCGTAACTCGACAGCCATCCGTTCCTCCTGTTGGCGAGCGCGGCACCGGCGGGTTGGATATCAAGCCAGGATCGGCCGCCCTCGCTGGTAGACTATATACTCAGCCTATAGGTATGGGCAAGTTCGCTATACTCTTGGCATGAGCCGAGATGAGTACGTGAAGTTCCTGGTCAGGCTGCCGTCCGGGCTACTAGATGCCCTGAAGACGTGGGCTGCAAAGAACCGCCGGTCGGTAACGGGTGAGATCATCTACCGCCTAGAGCGGTCCATCCGCGCCGACGAACGCAAGCGCCAGGACTAGGCCGGCACGCCGATCCGAATGTCAACCTGATCCTCAGACCTGAACAGCAGCTCGCGCGGCCGGCCCGTCTTGCGGTCCAGCTTGACAACGAGCGACACACTGGACAGCGGCATGCCGGCGTCCAGCATGGCCCGGCGCTGCTCCAGGGCCAGCGTCACCGATCTGATGAGCGCGTCGGTTGTCGTCACGATGCCTCCCGCGTCACGTCCAACGCTATCGCCAGCGTTCCCGACGCCACCGTCGTCACGGTTCCGTCAGCCTCGATCATCTGCACGTCGCACTCCAGCGTCACGGGCTTTGCAAGCGCGTCCGTGTCCGCAGGGGCGAGCGTCACCACCAGTTCGCCGGCCGCCGCGTCCTGCACTGCGATGCCGGCCCCGATGGTCTTCACGGCGACGGCGTCCACATCGGCGTCCTTGCGCTTGCGCTTCGCCGTGAACGACAAGTCGTTGCCGGTCAGGCCCGTCAGATTGACGGCCTCCATAACTCCTGTCGTCGCGTTTGGACGGGTGGTCGTGGCAAGGAGGCGGATGGTGTCGCCCCTGAATGCGGTTAGGGCAAAGCTGCTCATGAAACGATGACCTCCGCTGATGCTGACTCGTGGATGATGACGGACGCGCTGGCCTGGCGGTAGTGGATGACGGACGCCTCGGCTACCTGGTACACGACGACGGACGCCTCGGCTACCTGGTACGCGACGACGGACGCCCATGCCTGTTGGTAGTGCGTGACGGTGGCGTCGGCGCGTCCGAGCGCCAGTAATACAGCCGAGCCCCCGAGTAGCGCACCAACGACCGTGGACGTGCCGGCCGCAGACCCAGCCAGGGGCACCGACGCCACCAGCGCGCCAACGAGCGTCGCCACGCCGGCCGCTGCTGCGACGACGCCCCGGTCCCTGCTCAGGAGCGCAGAGACGAGCGACGCGCCGAACACCGCCGCCGCAACCTGGACCGTCGCAGACAGCGCCGCGCTGGTGGACGACGTGCCTGCGACTGCCGCTGCAATGGGCACCGTAGCCGTCAGCGTGCCCGTGACCGTTGACGTGCCTGCTGCTGTGCCTGCTGCCGCCTCGATGCCGGCCGAGGTGACCGTCGCCGCACCCGTGAGCGTTGACGTGGCGTTGACGGTTGAGGCTATCGGCACTGTCGCGGTGGCTGTGGCCGTGGCGGTCGAGGTGCCGGCAACCGTGGCAGCAATCGGCACTGTGGCTGTCAGCGTGCCGGCTGCGGTGGACGTGGCGTTGACGGTCGCTGCAATACCGGCCGCGACCAGCACAGCGCCCGTGACCGTGGATGTCCCTGCCGCCGTGGCGGCGATCCTGACCGTTGCCGTCGCTGTGCCGGTCACGGTCGAGGTGCCTGCCACCGTGGCCGCTAGCGGGACGGTCGCGGCGGCGGTGCCTGCTGCCGTTGATGTGCCGGTGACAGTGGCCGCGATGGGCACTGTGGCTGTCAGCGTGCCGGCTGCGGTCGAGGTGCCGGCAACCGTAGCCGCAACTGGTACTGAGACTGTGAGCGTGCCAGCCGTGGACGACGTGGTGCTGACCGAAGCGGCGATGGGCACTGTGGCCGTCAGCGCCGCCGTGACCGTCGATGTGCCGTTGACGGTGCCGGCCGCGTTCTCGGTGGCGCCGGCCGCAGACCGCAGCAGCAACAGGAGGGTCACGTCAGATCCCCTGTCGATTCAGGATGGAGAGCGGCGCACGTGCCATCTGCTATCCGACCCCCAGGAGTGCCAGTCGCTGTTTGCGAGGGCCGCCTCCCCCGCCAGACGGCTTCCACGCGGCCCCGAAGCCGCGCATCACGAACTCGGTGCCGTGATCGACGGTCTGATTGCCAGTGGCACCGGCAGTTGCAATCTCTTTCGTCCAGGTGCCCATGTAGCTCGACGCTCCGAGTTGACGGCTGTACCCTGTCAGCGCAGTGGTCGTCTGCCCGTTGTCACTATTGAACGAGAACAGCATGTGCAACGCTGCGTCCGTCACCGTCGTAATGCCCGTGATCGTCAGTGCGGCAAAACTGGCAGAGTCCCAGCCCGACCCGGCGACATCAACCGGCGTCGTGGAATCAACACCCGAGAGGGTCAGCCCCCCCACGCGGGCAATAGCGCTCGTCGTCCAAGAGTAGACGTAGCTATTGCCAGTATCGTTGTACTTGTAGTAGACCATCGCCCTGTAGTTAGGCGAGAGCGACTGCACCTCTGCAAGCAGGGTGAATCCAGACGGAGCCGTGACTGTTTCGGTGCCTTCGTAGTACAGGATTGCGACGATCAGATCGGTGGCACTGGGCGCGCTCGCGAATGCCAGCGTGGCACTGTTGGCGAACACCGTGGACTCTTGCTCGGTCTGGACGACGGCGATTGCCACTGGTCAGCACCCCCCCCCTATCACCCTTACTCTGCGGCCACGTAGCCCGATGCGTTCACATAGACCGCACTGCCGGTGGTGACGTTCACTACCTCCAGCAGGGTCGCGGCGGTGCCCCGCAACGGCGGGTCGAAGGTGCAAGCAAAGCCGCCGCCGGCCGCTTGTGCCCAGCCTCGGTGCAGGACCGTGCCCGCCGCGCCGTCGCGGATCAGCACCTCGGTCGATACCGTGGCGTGGCCGTTGACGACCTGAACCGACTTGAGGTAGTTTCGGACGCCGGCTCCGGCAGACGCCTTGACCGTGACTGCGGTGGTGTTGACGAGGCCGCCGCTCGCTGCTGCATACGACCATGTCAGGTCGGGCACCGCGTCAAGTTTGACGATCTGTTTGCCGAGGATCGTGCTGATTGCGTTCACCCGGTCGGCTGACGCTACAGCGGTGGCGTCGGATGTTCGGGCCTGAAACCCAACCTTGACCGGGTTGCCGGCGTCTACGCCATCAGAGGCCACCGAGCCGACCGTCTGTACGATGTCGTCAGTGGCAATGGTCACGCGCTGGACACCCGCTGCTCTTGCGCCCGTGTTCAGGGCGATTGCCACGCCGCCTTGTTGCGAGACGTTGGTGACGGTGGATACCGTCGTCACCACGCCGGCGGTGATCGCCGTTTTCAGTGAGCCTGTCGCGTTGACCTGGAGCGGCGCGTAGTCACCGTCGGTTCCGACCAGCGAGGTGTCGGCGTCGCGACGGACCGCGAGGCCCATCACGCCCACGTCGCCGGATGTGTGAACGGCGTCTTCGGCCTTGCCAAGATTCGCGGCAGCGGTGCCAGGGACTACAGCCGTGGTGATCGACCCAACATCGTGCGCGTTGACGGTGACGGTCGGCATCGTCAGCACGTCCACGTCGCCGATGTTGTTCGTGCCGGCTGCGAGCGTTGGCAGCGACGCAAGGCTGACCGCCTGAGTTCCGGTGCCAGCGTTGGCCGTCACTGTGCCGCTGACGGTCACGTCGTTGTTCGCGCCGAGGTTGACGAGCAGCCCGTCTGTGCCGTCGCCGGGCAACTTGGTCAGCGTGCGCGAGCCTTCGGCGCCGGTGACGAACGCTACCTGAACGATCTGCGCCTGGGTCGTGTCGCCGGAGTACGTCACCTCGTCCCCGGTGACGAGAACCCCCGTTCCTGGGAGCGTCGTGTTATCGGCCATCTACTTCTCCACCGGCGAACTAGCGAAGTCGCTCATGCGTTGTCCGTCGAGGTACAAGACTTCACGGGCGCAGCCGACGCAGCGGTAGACGCCGTCAGCGTGCCGCACCATCGACTGCCCGGCGCAGCGCACGCAGACCGGCAACGTGATAAACACGGTCAGCCGGGACGCGTGCGTGCTAGGCTGGCGTGGCATCTCTATCAATCCAACTGTATGACCAAGCTTCCGACCGCGAACGACACGGTGTCGCCGTTATCGACGGTTTTCGATGCCGTCAGATCGCCCCACGCGATGAGGTTGCCCACCGAGACGGCGTCGAAGATGCCGAACTGTGTCACCACGCCCCAGCTCGCCGTCGCCGTCACGAAGGACTGCGCCACGTTCAGCGTGATTGCCCCCGCCGAGGCGGCCGGGAAGTTGGTCGCGTTCGCCGTGACGGCCTTGCGCGCGTAGCTGCCGCCCGACACCTCGGTGCCGCCACCCGCGTCGGACGGCGTCGCGGTGAACAGCCCAAGATAGAGCGTGGCCGGCGCAGAGTAGGCCGCCCCGCCAAAAAGGTGGTCGAGGATTTCGAGCTCTGTGAAATTTGAGAGTGAGCCTGCCATCTGCCAGTCCCTTTCTACGCGGCGGCCTCCGCGCGGTTACGGCGGCGCCCCTGGTGTAGCATCACGCAAACCTGAACGACGGGCGGTATCCGTCAAGAATCGCCTTGACGGCCGGCGGCACCGGCGCATCGGCGTTGTCGCGGTACGTCAGTTCGGCCGACCCCGCCTTGATCTTGGAGAATATCGTGGACGCTGGGTCGATGGTGCCGCCGAGCCAGGCCAGCGCCAGCAGAATGACCGCCTGCTTGATGTCGTCGGGGACCGTCGGCGCGGTGGTGTACGTCGTGGTGACGATGTCGCCATCCGTGGCGTTCACCAGCAGTTGCCCCTCGGCCGCGTTGATGATTTCGTAGCCGGTCGGCGATGTCAGCACCGTTGGCGTGGCCCCGAGGTAGACGCCGCGCTTCGATACCGTCGTCACGGTCGAGATCGGGCGACGGTCAAGACGGACCAGGCCGCTCCTGACCGTCTGGACCTCGCCCGTCACGGTGCCGGCCACCCACGACCGCCCCGTGTATCGGTCAACGTAGTCCGACGCAGCCTCGACCAGGCGGGCTGCGACCTCGTCCTGATCGCCCTCGAAGGCGGACCCCAGGGCGAGCTCCAAATCCGTATCGCTGGCATATGCCATCAGGACACCCCCTCTCGAAGGGATGGGGTATAATTGACGCAAGAAACCCGGGCGCCGCTTGCGACGGCCCCGGGCAACACCGAGGAGTGATCTCGATGCCCAAACAGTATGCACCACGCGCCTGCGAACACTGCGGCGCCCCGTTCATGGCTCGGGCAGATAGCGTGCGAGTTGGCTACGGAAGATTCTGTAGCTTGTCTTGCGCGAGTAGGGCTTATCACGGCCGCCGCGCCGGCTATGAGGAACGGTTCTACCTGCGGGTCAACAAAACAGATAGCTGCTGGCTGTGGACTGGACGGGCGGAACCGAACGGATACGCCCGCACCAGCCGCAACAGCAGCGTCCACCGGGTTTCCTGGGCGCTCGCAACAGGTGAACCAATACCAGCCGGCATGCAGGTGCTTCACAGTTGCGACGTTCGTCTCTGTGTCCGGAATGACGACGTGGGCACCTACGCGGTTGGCGCGCTCTTGCTGCCCCGTCGCGGCCACCTGTTTCTCGGCACGCAGGCCGACAACATGGCCGACATGGCGGCGAAAGGCCGCAAGGCTGGTGGAGAGCGCAACGGTCTCGCAAAACTGACGGCGGATCAGGTTCGGGACATGCGCCGACGCTACCAGTCGGGGGGTGTCAGTCAACCCCAACTCGCAAGAGAGTACGGAGTCCACCAAGCCACCGTCTGGACCATCCTTCATCGGAAGACGTGGGCTCACGTCGAGTAACTCCTGGGAGCGTCGGTCTCGGTTGCATATGCGGCCACGGGTTACTTGTCTCCCGGCGCCTTCGAGACGGCTTTATTGGCCGCCGGCTTGACGGCCTTCGCCTCTGGCGCGTCATCCACGACGTGCGCCCCTGGATAGGCGGCCATGAAGGCGGCCAGGTCGCGGGTGCTGACCCGGCGCACGTCGCCGGGCTTGACTTCTACCTTGATCATCGGGCCGGGCTCTGGCATCGGAGCAGTTCCCCTTCCTGTTGTCTGGCTGGTGATGAGTGGCATACCAATAGGATCGCCTGGTGTAGGGGCCGACTCCGCGTCATGCGGCGGCCCCACACACCAGGCAATTCATCAGGCCTTACTCGCTCGTCCACGTTCCCGTGTAGCCGTAGCAGCGCCAAGAGCCGGCCGCAGCGCAGACGATGTGTACCGTCTCGCCAATGGCGTTGGCGGTCAGAAACTTGCCAGCGGCGCCCGGGATGCCGTCAGAGGGCAAGCTGATGGTCTCGGTGCCGTTCGGGTCAACGCGAAGCTCCTGAGCCGCCTCCACCGAGAATCGGTAGTTCAATCCCATGACGGCTACCGGCAGCGCGAACGTGATCGCTCCCGCTGCCGCCGCGTTGGTGAAGCCGCTGCCGCTGTCGTTGGCGGTGACGGCGTAGTTGGCGGTTTTGGCGACGAACTCGACCGGGCCTCGCCCGTTCAGTGTCGATGACATGCAAGCCTCCTATCAGGCGGTGACGATGCCGGCCGTGCGCAATTTTCCTAGCAGGCCGTTCAGTGTCGTTCGGAGCGCGGCCACGTCTACCAGCAACGCCTCGTAGTCAAGATCAAGCTCGATCACTTGGGTCCGAATTCCGTTGACGGTGACGATCATCGCGTCGCGGTTGACCGCCGAGTCGTACGCGCCAGCCGTGGCACCTGTACCGCCGGCAGGTGCCGCCGCCGGCGCCGCTGCGGCGATGCCCGTGGCGGTAGCAGCAGCCGTGTCGGCCTGGGCTGCCGTGGGGATCGCGGCCCCGAGTGCGCCAAGTTCGCCGCCGGCCGCCGACTCGCGAGCCAGGCCGGCATTTGCGTTCAGGTAAGCCATCTATGGTCCTCCAGGTGAGGGGCAGCGCGGGCTGCCCCTCACCTAACGTCAGGTCAGGCTGTCAGGTCCATCTCGATGAAGGCACTCGGACGGATCACGCCGAATGACGCTCGAAGCTCGCCCAGGATGGCGACCAGGTTCCGGATGAAGAAGTCCGAATGGGCGTCGCTCGCAGAAATGGTGATCTGCTCGCGGTCCCAGAGGACGGCCTTCATGAAGTCGCCGCACCAGCCGAACCCGACCGGCTGCGCCTCTTCCTCGATCACTGGCAGCCCCCACAGGCGCGGGGTGCCCATTTCGCCAGGGCCGCCGTAGTAGTAGCGGGCCTCGTTATCCTGGAGGAGGTCGATCCCCTCCCAGTCGGCCGGGTTCAGCACGAACGCGCTCGGCGCCGTGCGGCCATTGAGGCGGACCTTCGTCCGCGCCTTGCGAGTCGTGGTCAGGATGTTCGTGTCCCAGGCCTGAGACTGGGTGCCGGTGACCGTGGCCAAGCCCTCGAAGTTCTCGCCAACGCCGGTCCCATTGAGGATCTGGTCGTTGACCTCATCCTCCAGGTCGGCGCGCAGTTCGTCGTCAACGATGCCGCGCAACTGGCCAGCGTCCGCGAGAGAACGTTTGGTCGCGGCGACCCACTCGGCGATCGTCTTGACCGGCGCTTGCACCCGCTGGAAGCCGAAGCCGCCCTCGGGCTTGGCGCCCGAGCCGCCGCCGCTCGACGTGGCCTCCGCGACCGGCGCGGCGTTGTTTTCACGGCTGGTCTGGCGCACGAACTCGACCAGGTCGGAGCCGGTCGTCCGCACGCTGATGATGTCGCGCAAAGTGACCGGCCGCCGTCCGAGGCTGTCGTAGATGCCGGACTGTTCGGCCACCACGAACGCGCCGCCACTGGTATCGGAGATACCAGTGATGAGCGTCTTGAGCCCGATCGGCAAGAGCAGCGAGGGCGACTGCACGCGGGTCTTGTCGCCAACGTGGCCGGTCGGCGCGATCGTCTTATAGAACGCCTGCCACTCCGGGTTGTCGATGAACTGCTGGCCGAACGTCTTACGCTCAACGCGTCGCTCGGTCGCCTTGCCGTCGCCGGCCGGCGCGCCTGGAAAGCGCATGGCGCTCGCCGGCATCTTCAGTTCGGCGCGGCGGCGGTCGTTCGCCGCGCGGATCGCGTCGTCGCCCTTCAGGTCGAGGGCGCGCTTCTCTAGCGTCTCGATCTCCAGGTTCAGCGCCTTGACGTGCTCGCGGGCGTCGTCTGGCATCTCGCCGTTGTGGTCGGCGTCGGCCTGGTCAAAGAGGACAGTGACGGCGTTGGCCTTCTGTTCGATCTCGGTCAGCAGCTCAGCGAGCTTGCTCATGCGGATACTCCCAGGTCTCGTGCCAGTCGGGCACGCATGCGGTCGAAGTCCGAACGGAGGCGCAGCACGTCGCGCATCGCGGCCTTCGGCTCGGTGGTGGGCGGCATCGTCTCCTCAAGCATGGCGTCGATCTCCTCGGCTGCCGTTCTGAGCGATCCGCTCACTGTGGACATCCGCGACCGACGCGCCGTGCTGATGGCGCGCCCTTCTTTGAGCCGTGCGTCCAACCCGGACTGCACGCGCTCCAACCACTCCCCCACGGCAACCTGCACGCGGTCAGAGTGATCGTCAAACGACAGGTCGTGGCCCTTGAGGGCCTTGAAGTGGCTCTTGATCGCCAGGATTCCGGTCTGTGGGTTGGACCCGACCAGCACTGGGGACGCCTCATACGGCTCTGAGCCAGTGATTCGGCGTACCTGTCGCCCGTCCCGTTCAACCATCTCGGATTCGGTGACGGCAAATCCCCAACTGAACTGCTGCAAGTCGGACAGGCGGCGCATCGTCTTGTACGCTTGCTCGCCGGCGGTCGTGTCGAGGAACAGCTCCCCGTCGAATACCGCGCGGTCAGGCTGGACATGGATGATCCCGCGACCGATCGGCGCAGCCCAATCATGCGCCCAGACGAGCGGCAGCGCCTGCCCGTCCTTGAAAGCACTGGCCGCGACGATCTCCCCGTCGCGGTCGATGATTTCGAACGTCGAGATCACGGCCTGGATGCGTCCCTCCGGCTCGCCATCTGGCGGCGCATCCTTGAACGCTAGCGGGGCCGAGTAGCACTTGAACAACAGAAACGCCCTCCGATCTGGCCCAACAGGAGGGCTCAGAATGGAGGGCGACGAACGCCCGATGCGCGAACGCTATGCAGCTACCGCCATCAGTATACGCTCACCTGGCCTTGACTGTCTGCTGTTGCCCGTAGAGCGGACACTTGCGCCCCTCCTGGCCGTTGTGACGGCGGTTCCCGCACCGCACGCGCACCCACTCAGAGCCACCAGGGACGGCTGCGAGCCACGTGCCGCACGCCCGACACCGCACGTCCCACGGCGGCGCCTTCGGCTCCGTCTCGGCGCGCGTGGCGGTCATCACGACGCCTGATCCAAAAATGGGGTCATCGCTAAGCGGCAGTTCGGATGTGCCAACGTGATACCGCGCGCCTCTGCGAGCGTCACCACCATGCCGTTCCGCGCAGCACACGGCCCGTCGCCGGTCCCATCATGGATCCGGACCCGTGCCGCGATGCCGGACTTCTCGGCCACCAGCAGCACGCCGGCAGCGTGCCCATGCCCCAGTTCAGTCCGCGCGATGTCATTCCCGCGTCCGACGTAGGTTTCAGAGACGTAATCCCTGAGCGCCTGCTGCACGTCGGCAATCGGGACGCTGCCGGGCCGTCGTTCGAGCCTCCGCACCAGCCGCCCGAAGTCGGCTCCGGTCGTCTCTACGATCCCTGGTAGCCGCGACTCCATGTCCGCGATGGCCGCCTTCACGGCTGGCATGTTGCGCGTGATGCGGACGGGCTTGTCACCCGTCAGCGGCGCTAGGTCCTCGGCTGCCTGGCGCATCGACTTCAGCACGTAGCTCCGCAACAGGCTGGCGATCTCCGCATGATCCTGGGCCGTCACCAGCCCGGCGATAGCCTCGCCGGCCTTGACGGCCACGGCGACGCCGGCGTGACCGTTGGCGCTCGCCTTGCCGAGATGCGAAGACACGCGACCCGCGACCGTCTCCGCCAGCGCCTCGAATGCATCGAGCAGATCCGCCGCCAACGTCTCCACCAGCGGCGTCAGCCCCACCTCGTAGCGGGCCAGCAGCGCGTCATCCGAGAGGTCGGCGGCCTTGAGAGCGGAGGGGAGGACGCTCTTTCCAGCCGCCGCCTCGTCCACAGCAGGATCGTCAGCCGGCGCCGGCAGCGCCCGGAGTGGCGTTGGCTGCGTCAGCGCCGCCGCCGGCTGCTCCTCGGGAATGAGCGTGTCCAGCGTTTTGACGGTGACCGTGTTCGGCACGTACCGCACGTCGCCGGCCGCGCCGTCTACAGGTGCCTCGCCAATCATGACGAGCGCCTGGTTGAGCGTCAGCAGCCCGCCCGCAAGGTCGGCCCGTGCGCGCTCGTGAAGCGCGTTCTGGTCGTCTTGGAGGACTCTAACCTGCTTGAGGTCGAACTGAATACGCAGTCGGCCGGGATCGCCAAACTCAGGCACGAGCTGGGTGTGCAGTTCGGCTACCAGGAGCCGCTGCATCGGGATGATGAACGACTCGTAAGCCGCTTCCCGTGCCTCGGAAAAGTTACTGAAAGTTGACCGCTGCAAACCGGCTCCGAGGCCGACCACGATTGCCGGGACGCCGAGCACCGCCGTGATCCGCTCCTCGGGTATCATCCGCAAGTCGCGGAGGTTCATGTCTTTTGGGTTGAACGACAGCACGTCGACCTTCGTTGGCCCCATCATCACGAGCGGTTGCCCGCGCTGGTCGCCGCCGAACCGCTGCACAAAGTCGGCCTTGACCTTCTCCATGTCGCCCTGTGTCGGGGCAGCGTCGCCGGCCGGGCTGATGATCACGCCGGGGACCGCGCCGTTTCGGAGCAGACTGGCCGTCCAGTTGGCCGCTTCGTTGTCTGTCGCCACCTCGCGAAACAGCGCCGCAAGGTCGGACAGCCCCTTGCGGATATTGTCAGGGTCGAATCCCTGACGAATGTGGATGACGTCGGCGGTATTCAGCCGCGATACCTGGCCGTCTACGGTGTAGTCGTAGTGACTGATGAACGCCGAGCCGTCATCCGGCCATCGCGGCTCGATCATGCTGGCTGGTATCCACCAGAGGTTGACCACTCGCCGCGCGCCACTCCGAATTTTGATGATGTATGCGTTTCCGCCGAGCATCAAGTCTGCGACAACGGCGCTCAGCAGGTGCAAGCCGCTGTAGTAGTCGTTGGGCCGCTCTAGGAGCACCTGGAGTGCGTGGTCGGGAACGGGGATGCGCTCGCCGTCGCTGTTGCGCTCCATGATCTGGAGCGGCGCCTCGGGAATTGTGCGCTGCGCCCAGCGGACACACGACATGACAGCGGCGTTTGTCCGGCCGTTGCCGGCCGACTTCCGGTAGTCGAACTCCGTCGATCCCATCAGCCAGGAGCCCCAGGACGACGTGCCGCGCGTGAACCGCATGCCGAGCGATACGGCGGCGGCCTTGAAGGATGCCCAGGTGCGGGCTATCGGGTTCATGGCTAAACAGACCCCCAGCCGCGTACGGGGCGGTTGACCTGAAACGCGGCGATTGCCGCCGCCATCACGCTGTCCTGCACGAGCGACTGGTCGGCGTACTCGTACAGGCTCAACTCGCGGGCGAGCTGCTCCGACCCAAACTTGAACCGGCCCTGCTGCACGAGCAGTTGCAGCGCCTGGATAGCCTGGGTCTTCGTCTTGGCCGTGGTCGTGAACGGCGTCACCCGACAAGTCAAGTTCTCAATCACGGGGTCGCCAATGCCGTTTGACTCAACGTGATGGCTGCCGCCGTAGAGCGCCCGTGCTTCGATGCGGGCCTGGATGACGGGATACGGCGCGAGGAACCGCTCATAGCCGACCTCATGCCAGACGTCGTCTCGTAGCCCGATGGTGATGCCGACTGTGTGATCCTGGCGCCGGCCGATGTCCCACGCCGTCACGAGCCGCTCGCAGCCCTCAGGGTCAGGATTCCAGCCGTCGCTACAGCGGGCCAGGTCGTCAGGCTCGAACACCGCGTCGCCCGACACCAGGAAGTCGAGGTCGTACTCCTGAGCGAACGACTGCCGTGTCATGGATGCTCGTGTACGCGCGGCCCACGCAGCATCGTAGCGCGGGCAGTCCGACCAGTGGACGCTATGCCGGCTCCATTCGCCGCCCTCCAGGCCGGCCCACACGCGGAAGAACATATTTTTCCGTCCGTTGGGCGTTGACAAAATGGTCATGTCGCCGCCAGTAGAAACGGTGCCGATGATGCTTTCGTAGATCAGCGCGTCGTAGGCGCAGAACGCGAACTCGTCCAGGTACACCCTAGTTGCCGCAATGCTGCGCCCGGTGGACGGGTTCGCAGGCAGGGAGATGATTCTCGACCCGTTAGCGAACGCCAGTTCTCCCTGGTTTTCTTTGGCCATCTTCGGCTGCTCGCGCAACCCGTTGAGACTGTGTTGCACGTAGCCGATCAGTCCGCTAGCAGCGTCCTGGGTACGCGACACGAACAGGATGGTGCTGTCAGGGCGCGTGATTGCGAGGTGCAGCGACTCGATGGCGACGGCGTTGCTCA